GTAATTTCCTGTAAATGCCATCAGAGTCTCCTTATTTGCTCGGCCAGAGATTTTTCTCCAGCATCTAACAAAATATTATAAATAGTTGTTCTTTCGCTTTTTGCCGCTTGCTTCATGCTATCTAATACCACGCTCTGCACCCTGCCCTTAAAAGCCTCTGCCTGCTGACGTATTACTGGATCAGCCGTTGCCGCAACAGAAATAATTTTATTAGCACAGTCAAGAGCAAGCTCTTCAGGAGTAAAACCTCTATTGCTGGAAGTCTGCACCATTACAGAGCCAACACTACCCGCCAAGTCAACAGTTAACATTAGATTCTTGCGCTCCTAACAGTTCCCGAACGATAGTTGTCGGTAGTATCGTAGCCTTCGCCCAAGGACTTCAGCCTAGATACAGCATCTTCAAATTTAGCATTATACCACTGCATCTGTTCAGGCTCCCCTTTAAGAAAGGTATACCCTTCAACAAGACACGCATACAACAAGGTCATCTCGGCATTAGTTCCAAGCCAGCTTGTTCCTGAAGCTGCTAGGGCTATAGACTGAGGCTCAAACATAAAGTGCAGCTCAGCGGCAAAATTAGCCGAAGGAGTCGGGGCTACTATAAAGTTGTACGCATCAAACATGCTGTAGTATTTAGGGACACCCTCAGTTGCTGAAACAGGGTAAGCCTCTCGCATAAAGTTTACATCTTTAAAAAGAAGAAACTCAGAGCCGCTATTCTCAATAGCCAAAGAATACGGGGCAAGAAAATCTGTCGGCATAGCCAAGTAAGGATTTCCCTTTGAAAGGGTTCCTGTGACGTTCTTTCGTAAGTCAGGAATCTGAGCAGTTCTTAATATTCTTTGCTCAGCCTGCTGAATAATCAAAGGAAGATTATTAACAAAAGTAGTCTCCGAAGACTCTAAGTAGTCTTGGATAGCTGATTTTAATGTCGTAAAAGTAAAAGCCATAATTATTTCTTCTTAGGAAAACCTTTCTTCATATTTGAATAAGCTTTAGGGCTGACCGTGCTTTTAGATTTTGGTCTACTAACACCTTTCTTTTTTCTTGCGTTTATATTTGCGTATAATCCTTGTTTAGCCATTCGTAACACTCCCCACAGAGCCTATAGAAGATATCCCCGCCAGCGACACAGTAGCGTCAGGGCTGGTAATTTGTACCGTCACAGAGCCAACATGACCTGAACAGTCCAGACCAACAGTTCTACTGCCCATAGCGGTGTTGCCGCCCCCTACTGGGTTCCACGCAAAAAGCTCTCTGCTTTGAGCATAGCCGCCATCAGGTCTTGGGTCTCGCAAAGCCTGCGGATCAGACATGTTAATCATGCCCAGCTTCCACTGAGGATTGTCTACGTCAAGCACATCGCGACCTACCAGCATTCCGTTAGGTCTGCCTGCCTCTATTTGAGGAACAAGGTCGCGAAGAGGATAACGAAATCCAGTTCTATCGCAATAGCCAAAGGCATGTTTACCGCTTGCAAAGCTGCTCATAAATATTGATACCCGCCCGGAACAACGTACAGAGCGGCCTTTTCTCTTGCAGAGTCAGAGGCCATCGTCCACTGCTCCTCATAATTTTCTTTCAGAAAAGGAATTCTTGCCTCTGCTTGAGGCTTCTTAATAGCAAGCATATAGGCCAGCCCAGCTACTAAACATGGCAGAAAACGTGCCGGAACATCCATATCTAAAGATGCTGGAGAGCCTGAGTCTTCTACTTTCTCCATGTAATAATACCCAAGAGTCCACGTTTGAGAGGCATCTGGAACAGGCCATACGTTAAAGCTGATACCAGTAGGCGCTCTCTCGATCCAATACTGGATAGGTCGGCCCTGAAGAAGCTTGTTTGTTTGTTGAGAATAAGTAGAAATAGATATTCGCTGCATAGTCAAGTCTGACTGCCTGCTGACATCACCCGCGTTGGTTCTCATGAACGCTTCTATTATGTCTAACTTCTCACCACTAAGGGCATATACTCCAACTCCGGGAGTTAGCGTTAACGATGCATTTTTCACTGCCCAAAGGTTAAGACCTCGGTTCTGCCAATCAAGCATCAAAAGGTCAAGACTGCGCCTTGCGGTTCTGTAATCAAATCCAGCGCGAACTTCTAGGCCACAACGCTCATAAGCCTCTTCAATGATATCGCCCAGATCAAGATTAAAAGCATAAGTTCCGCTAGTTGCCATTAAGTATTCCTGCCTTTCGTATGGCCCTGAACGGCTGCGCCGTCACCCAGCCTGCCTCCAGAAAACATTTTTTTATTTATGCCAGCTTCACTCATGGCAATAGCCATAGCCTGATTGCGGTCAGTTACCGTTTTGCCAGAGCTAGACTTTAGCTTCCCGTCCTTAAACTCGCCCATAACATAACCAACCTTTTCTTTACCCTTCATAAATCACCACGCCTTACAAGACCAATACCTAGCTGTAAACACATCATTAGCCGTATCGCACTTATGACGCGCATGAAAGCTTTTCTTACGAGCTGGCTGATCCTTCTTAATGGTCATATTGGGATCGCCAAACCTAACAATTTTGATCTCATCGCCCTTCTTTGCAAGAACTGCTGACTTCTTGTTCTCGCCGGGAGTGCGCTTAGGCTTGTTATATCCAGAGAACGACTCGCCTCGGTACTTTATACCGCTCTTGTTTCTGGTGACATCTCTAGTAGTAGCCATAATTAAACACTTTTGCAGTCTCTTACGCCTTGAACGGCCACGCCTGATCCGCGAGTCCGGCCACCAGCATTCATTTTAATACTTCTATTTGCTTTTTGAGAGGTGACTCTTAGGTTGGATGAGCTGTTGTTGCGAGGATTTCCGTCACGATGATGAACATCAAGGCCATCTCCTCGGCTTACACGACCATCACTCTCTAGGGAGTTTCGGGCCGCATTACGACTAGCACGATTCTTTTTTTGTTTTGAAGAAGAGTGATAATCGTCATATTCGCTGCGATAGTCTCTAGCCATCAAACTGAGCCTTATAAGCTTGTTTTACCAAAGTATCTTTCTTTTCACGGCGATCTAGCTCTACCCCGAAGTCTCTGGCAAAGTCTTCCAACTCAATTTTTGTCATGTTTTTAAGGTCAGCCTTACTTGTGGCCTCTTCCTCAACCGCAGGCTCTTCTTTAGCAGGCTTAACGCCCATAGACTTGAGTCTGGCCTTGGCTTCCTCCTGACTCATCAAGTCGAAGACCGTAACATCGTAGCCGCCATCGGAATTCTTGCTACCAATCTGAAATACCGGATCACCGTTATTAAAGTTACCGTTTTGAAAAACTTCTAATTTAGCCATAATATGTTTACCTAAACAGCCGCATACGACTTAGTTAAAGTTAACAGCAAAAAATAGGTGTCTCCAGCAGTAGCTCCAGTTGTGGTAACTAGAATATCTCCAGTTCTACCTGCGCCTGAATTATTTGGTATCCCATAGTCAGAAAAATCTGTCTGATCTGCCCAGTTCTGCAAAAGATTCAGTAAGGGGACATTAGTAGTGGCATCCCATAACAGCTCAACGCCCATTCCAACATTAGAATAGCTTATAGATTGCAACGTGACTCCATTGCAAACTTGGTTGGTAAGGGGGTCGGAACTGAGACTAGAAACATCTACCAAAACAGCCGCTGCCTGACCAGTACCATCACTGATGTTCGTAAATTTCAAGACAGCATTTCTTGGGCCATCTTGGATTACTTGGCTTGTAAGTGCATCTGCCATTGTGTTCTCCAAAAAAAGCAGGGCGAACCCCGCTATATATTAGCCAGCGAAAGGAGTCGCCAGAGTTCCTGTACCAATACTAGTGCCTTCAACATAGTATCTATTAGTGTAAATAGCCTGAACCTTTAAACGAGTACCAGCAACACCGCCAGTTGTCGTTCCATTCATTACTATTTGATAATTACTGCTTCCATTAGGTTGATGGAAATGAACACCAGCCAAACCGTTTTTAACAGACATAATACCGCCCATCATTAAATCGGCAGAACTGTTAGCTTGAATAGTGGTACTGGTTCCAGAAGACGTTAAAAACAAGAACTCATAAGAGATTCCAGTATTATTTAATGTATTTGGATTCTCGCCCGGCCCTGAAGTAATAGGCTCCATGTCATTATTAATAGTTGGGAGAGTAATAGTAAGCGTGGAATTGTTAATAATAATTAACTTACCAGCGTGGTCATCGGGGTTGATTGTGGTGTTAGCGGTCAAGGCAACAATAGAGTCTGAGCCTTGCATATAGTAGCCGCCAAGCGCTCTAAGTACACCGAAAGAACTTCTTGATCTTCTAGCCATGATAATTACCTCTTACGAAAGGATTCGTCTTAGCGTCTTCGTAACGTCCACTGGGGTGATGGTCGCTAAAACTAATATGTTCCCAGAATTAAATAAACGAGGAGCCGAAACTCCCCGCCTATGCATTGCTTTTGCTTTAAGTAGCGCCGGGAGACCCGAAGATACCTAGTGGGTCAGAAACACCGAAGCTGTAGCGTTCTCGCGCTTTGTAGCGCACGTTTCCAGTATCGAAATCTCCGTCCATTGAAGTCTCAAGCGGAGTACGCTCGAAGTGCTTCATGCCGTTTGGAACGTCAGTGATAATATACCATGCGTTATTGTCGGTCAGGTAGTGATTAACCGCATAACCTTCAGGTATAGAACCATTGCTCTTAATGGCGTTGATGTCGTTGTTAGCTGTGCTAGGACGAAGCTCAGAATCGAGGATTCGCGTTGCAACAAACATCAAGTTAGGCGGAACAACTAAGCGCCGTGGTCGAGCAGCGATCAGAAGTCCACGCTCATCGGTATACGCAGCAATAGCAATTATTGCGTTTTCCAGTGAGGTTTCATTCAGATCAGTACCAACCGCAGGACGATTAGAGTTAAATCCACCGCTGACTAGTGGGTGACCACCGCCGCCAGCTATGCCGTCATTAACAGCAGAAAACAAGTTTGTACCATCGCCAGATTGAAAGGCGTTAGTAAAGCCTTGGTTCAATGGGATCGCACCTTTAACTTGCTTCGTATAAGCCATAGCTCGCGCTAATGCCTTGGTGTATCGCTGAGACAGAGAAGCATAGAGATTGTCTTCCATTGCCTCTTCTGTAATTGCGAAACCTTGAGCAATAGTTTCATGAGTGTAGCGAGCCGTAAACGCTTCTTGCGCTGAATCATAATTGATTGCAGAGCCTTCAGGCTTAACAGGTGCAGCACCAAATCCACTTAACTTAACTTCTTCTTCAAACGAACGGTCAGACGATTCAGTTTCGTAAATCATCTTGTCTTCATCTTCATACTTTGCGTACTCTAAGCCAAACAGGGCATTAAGACCCGGTAGTAGCTCTTTGAGCATTTGCGCTCTTGAAATAGCCATTTCCTAGCCTCCTATTATGTGCCTAAAGCTCGTCTATACTGGTGCATTCCGGCGTTATACGTCAGAAGAACATCAGTAAAAGCATCACCTACCGTACTATCCGGGCCATCAACAAACTCAAGAATCCGTAAAGGAAGAGTGTTTGTAGTTGCAGCAGTTCCGGCGTTAACCGAATTCCTGCCTCGCTGGATAGAGGTAGAACCCGCTGTCTGAACGACAGCAATATTATTGCCCAAAGTTGTTTGAGCTAGAGAGCCATTAGCTTGCATTCTGAAAACGCAATCTGGATCATCTAAAACATAAGCCATAGCGTCTGCCGCTACAGTTCCTGTGGGCCAACTTTGATTAAAAGTTGGTTGACCAGTACCTACGTCTGTATAAAAACAGCCCATGAAAATGCCAACCGGAGTTAGTGTAGCTGTTCCGGTATCTTTTTCGACAGTACCTGCCGCTACTAGTTTAACAAAGTCACCATAAAAAATATTAGCAGCATAACCACTAGCTATTTTTATATGACGAACCTTGCCGGAGAAAGAACCACAAGCGCTTAGACCGCCTACTGGTTCTGCCCCCATTGGGAGTGCTGTTGTTGACATAACAATATCCTCGTTGTGAAGATAATCACATATTATCTTCGACCAAAAGTAGTCCTGCTAGAATTCTCTTTGTAAAGAGGCATCCGAGGGTCTTCTTCTCGCAGAAAATTATTATCAACCGCCTCAATTTGGTTTCTCGCTACCTTGTCATAGTACTCATCACGCTTCTCTAATGTTTCTATTGGAATAGCACATAAGAGCAAACCGCCATATTCTATGTTCTCAGGATAACGTGTCCCCACCTCAGCGGCGAAGTCGATCTCAGGGTATTCCGTTGCTATGCAGGGAACCCATCCTTCTCTCATTTTCTGCGACACATTTGTATTATCTGCCTGACCTAACATTGATGTACGAATCCACCTGTGGCGAATCCCATCTCTGGGGTCTGGCTCAGGCAATGAAGACGCGGGTATCCACGCATCACTAACCCTTTTACTGTTTTCCCGCGAATCTTTGCCGTGGGGTGCGCGTGAAGTTTTTTCTTCAGACATTAGCCAATCTCCTGTTTTAACATTTGTTCAGCATACTGTTCATTAGTAACACCCAAGCGCTTTGCGAGAGCCTCTTGAGTTTGCGTAAGCGATACTTTGCGTGTCTTTGCTCCATTGTTCCTGCTGGAAGTAGGGGCTACCACGGAGGTGTTTCTACGTTGACGGGGCGGGGCGCTTCGTTCCTCTCTACCCTCCTGAAAACCTTTGTAATCAGGGAATCTGTCACGCATTCTTTTGTTTATTTCAGAATAATAAATCTGAGAATCAGTGTTGGCGGTAATGCCCTCATGAAACAAGTTATCATGAATAGCCAATCCAACGGCAGTCATCTCTTTATGCATCGGATTAACAGGCTGTCCCGGTTGAGCCGAAGGCTGAAACCAAGGATTTTCCTGCATCCAAGCGTTTTGTTCATGGCTTACTTCAACTTGCTGCTGAGGGGCTGGTTGTGGATTATCCCTCTCATAGGCTTGTTGTTTGGCCTGTTGATCCAAGTTTCGTTTAAGGGAAACCGCTCTGGCCTCCATGTCCCGAAGTTGGGCTTGAGCAGAGTTTAGCTGCTCCTGACTTGACACCAGCAAGTCTGCGTTACCTTCCTCGTGAGCTTTTTTCAGCTCTTTCTTGGCAGTATCAATTTCAAACTGAGCCTTGC